AGATGGCCGTTGCCGAGGACGCCGTGGCAGCGTCGAGCCGTGGCGCTGCTGGTGGCTTGGAAGCTGTAGGCGTCGCTTCTTCCCATGCTGCCGGCCTTGGCGCCGGCGTCACGCGCGAATTCTCGGTGCTTGGCGCCGAGGTGGCGCGCGGCAACTTCTCGCGCATTCCCGGCTCGCTGATCGTCCTCAATGAGCGGCTGGTGTCGACCGGAACGAGCGTTCTCACGCTGTCCAATTTCATGAAGGCCTTCGGCGGCCTGGCGTCGGTCATCTTCAATCCGTATGTGATCGGCTTCCTGGGCCTGACGATCGGTCTCGATCTGCTGATCAAAGGCTTCGATAAGCTGGTCGGCAGCGGCACCGACCTCGCCGACGTGCTGAAACAGCAGGAAACCCAGGTCAACTCGCTCGGCGATGCCTATGGCAACCTTGCAGCGCAGGCCGAGGCCGCCGTCTCGTCGACCGCGAACCGCAATGCCTTCGGCATCTCGTCCGTCGCCTCGCAGGCCCAGCTTCAGATCGGCATCGCCAAGCAGACCAACGATCTTCTCGCCCAACTGCAATATCTCGGCGGCTTCGATGGCAACCAGACGCAGGTCTATGAGGAGTTCGCGCCGTTCTCCGAGGCGATCCAGCATCTGAGCGACACCGCCGCAAAAGGTGCGCCGGACGTTCTTGGCTTCAAGAAGATGGTCGAGGAAAAGTGGGCGCTCGACCCGACCAATACCGCGCTTTCCAAGGCCGCTAGTGAAATCGAGGATCTCGTTACCAAGGCCGATGGCAGCGCGCCGTCGCTGGAAGCGCTCGCCGAGGGCCTGAAGAAGGTCCAGACCGTCGCCTCGCAGATATTCAATGTGCAGGGCGGTCATCCGGGCTTCGACGTCGGCACCAACATGATCGCCAACATGGTTTCGGCCGGCAATGCGGCGGCCGAAGCGCTGAAACATGTTGAGGACAGCGCCGGCACGCAGGGGCTGACCGCCTACGCGCGCGCCATCGCGAATATCAATCGCGAGTTCGACCAGGCCATCGTCAAGGCGCATGCCTCGGGTGCTGCGCTCGATACTTTCAACCAGGCGCGCAATCTCTCGATCCAGGAAGCGGCCACCAAGGCGCTCAGCGACGTCAGCTTCGACCAGCCGATCGCCGGCGCGAACGCATTGGGCGCTGCCATCACCAGCGTCGGGAGTGCCGCTGCCGGCGTCAAGGTCGAACTCGGCGGGATGGCCGCGCCGATCGTCAACATCACGGAACTGTTCGGAAGGGCAAAGCTCGACCAGCTGATCGGTCTCGAATCGGCCACCAAGCAATTCGAGGACATGAAGCTAAAGGTCATCGACATCAACAACCAACTCGACATCCTTAGCCACAAGGATCCGGCCGCTATCTTTGGCAATTCGGGCTCGGGCACCGGCGCGGACCTCACCAACGCCTATAACCAGATCAAGGCGGTTTTCGATCTCTGGGACACCGGCAACGCGTCGGTAAGGGACGTGCATGACCGCATCGAGGAGGTTCGCGCGAGCCTGATCGCACTCGGCGGCGACCAGGCCGGCGTCAACCAGTTCATCGCCAACATCGTCGACGGCATGATGAAGGTGCGCCAGCTCAACAGCGACGTCAAAACGCTCGGTCACAGCATCGCCAGCCTGCCCAACAAGACCGTCACCATCACCATCAAGACCCAGCGCATCGGCTCCGGCACGCAGTCGCTCTACGATGTGCCGAACGGCTCCGGCGGCACGTCACAGGTCGGCGTCACCCGCTACGGTGGCGATGGCTCGACCTCCGGCCCGTCGATCACCTCGAATGAAGTGCCGCGCACCAGTGGCTACGGCTCCATGGGCGGTTCCGGCGATCTCGGCTCGACCACCGTCAACGTCACGCGCTTCGCCACCGGCGGCATGATCCATCCCGGTGACACCCAGCAGGTCTCCTTCTTCAAGAGCCCGGATGAGACGGTCGGCATCTTCACGCCGGGCCAGATGCAGGCCCTCGCCGATCCGCAGTCGGGCTTCACCGGCACGCAGCCGACGGCCAACGACAATCGCGCCTGGACGGTGCTGATGAACGTCGAGGCGAACACCAAGAAGACGGCGCAGATCCTCGACGACATCAAGACGGCAAGCCTAAGTGCATCGTCCTCTCTCAGCTCGTCCTACGGCGGCTCGTCTGGTGGCGTCGACACCAGCCAGCAGGATCAGCTTTCCGCGCAATACGCACAGGTGCTGAAGCAGATCCGGTCGAACTTCGCGGCGGCCGGCATCGTCGGCCGCGGCATCATCGGCTATGGGCTCGACAATCTGGCGGCGAGCCCAGAACAGATCGCTCGCAACATCGTCTATGGCGGCTCAAGCCCTATCGGCTTTGCCTCTGGCGGCATGATCGCGCCTGGCGACAGTCAGGAAGTGCGCTTCTTCAAATCGCCAGAGGAAACCGTGGCGATCTTCACGCCGCAGCAGGTATCGGCGCTGCAAGGCGCCAACCAGAATCAACAGACCACGCGCTCGGCTGATCAGCGACCGATCACGTTCCAGATGCCGATCACGGTTCAAGGCGGCGGCCAGGTCTCAAATGACAGCATCGCCGAAATGAAGCGCCAGTTCGCATTGGCTCTGAGGGAAGGCTTGAGGTCGATCAATGGCCGTTGATGCTCTCATCATGCCCGAGAAGGTCTCCGTCGGCTTCAAGGGCGGCCCGACTTTCTCGACCGACAAGGTCGTGGCCGTCAGCATGCAGGAGCGGCGCTTCCAGAACCAGTCGATCGCCCGGCACATGTACACCTGGAGCCTACAGAACGCCGACAACACGGAAAGCGCAGCCATCATCGACACGTTGCGCGCGTTCTGGTTCGACCGCCGCGGCGATTTCCAGGCCTTCCTGATGAAGGATTGGGCTGATTTCTCGGCCACCGACGAGCAGATCGCCATCGCCGACACCGGCACGGTCAGCGTCCAACTGACCAAGACCTATTCGGCAGGGATCAACCCCAATGTGCGCATCATCCGCCACATCAAATCGGGCACCCTGGTCCTCAAGGTCGACGGCGTGACGCAGGTCTCAGGCGTTGACTTTAATGTCAACTCGACCGGCCTGGTCACGTTCGTTTCCGGTCATGAGCCGGCGCTGGATTCCGTCATCACCGCATCGTTCGAATTCTACGTTCCAGTCCGCTTCGACGGCGACGCCTTCTCGGCCACGCTGCCCGAGCAGAGCATCTTCATCGCATCGGTCGATCTCAAGGCTATCGAGGTGATCGAATGAGCCGGGACTGGTCGCCGACGCTCGTCTCCGAGTTGTCCGGCCTGGAGGTAGGCCGCTGCTTCCTCATCAAGCTGGTGAGCCCGATCAAGGGCACCGTGCTGATGACGGACGCCGACGCCGACAAGACGGTCTCGGCCGAGACATTCGTCAAATCGCCCGGCTTCACCGTGACCAAATGGACCGTCGCCAATGGCGGGCGCCCGGCCGGCATAGACCTGACGCTGCCCTTCGATGATATCGGGCCTCTGCTCGCCGACGACATCAAGCGCGGCGCCTGGCGGGGAGCGACGATCACCTGCTGGGTGGCGCGGTCGGCCGATCCGTCTGATCGAGAAATCATCGTCGACGGCTTTGTTGGCGCAACGCAGTTCACCGACCGCATCACCGGCTCGATCGAGATCACGACCAAGGCCGACGCCATGGCCGATATCTTCCTCTTCACCATCCAGCCGATGTGCTCCTTCAAGTTCGGCGGTCCGGAATGTGGCGTGGACCTTGCGCCACTGACGCTCACCGCGACCGTCGCCACCGTCACCGATACCGGCAAATTCACCATCACCGTGACCAATCCGGGCAATCTCGATTTCACGCATGGCAAGGTCGCCTTCACCTCCGGCGCGAACGACGGCTTCGTGGATTGGGCGCGCCGCTGGACCGCCGGCACGTCGCTGGTCGAACTCGTTGCTGGCGCGCCATACGACATCGAGATCGGAGACACGCTTACCATCAGCGCCGGGTGCGACCTGACCCGCAACGGCGGCTGCAAGAAATACAACAACCTCAACCGCTTTCCCGGCCAGGATTATACCCCGGCCGAACTGTCGAGCGCCGCCTGATGGCCTACACGTCAGTTGGGGCACGGCCGTTTTTCCATCTTGGCCCGATCACGCAGGATCAGACCAAGCAGCCCGATCCGGTTTCGGCGACCTCGCCCT